GTTCGAGTATGCCGACGCGCCGAAGGACGATGGCCGCGACTTCGACGGTCGGACGCTGCGCATCTTTGCCGCCGGGCACGTCTTTGAAGATCTGGCTATCGGCTGGCTGCGCAAGGCCGGGTTCGAGCTCTACACCACCAAGGGCAACCGGCCCGACGGCGGACAGTTCGGGTTCTCGGTCGCCGGCGGACGCATCCGCGGCCACGTGGATGGCATCGTCGCCGCTGCTCCCGATGGCTTGTTGCCCGGCATTCCGGCACTTTGGGAATGCAAATCGCTCAACGCCAAGTCCTGGAAGGATACGGTAAAGCGCGGGCTTGCGCTCTCGAAGCCCGTTTATGCGACCCAGATCGCCGTCTATCAGGCCTACATGGAAGCGACGGTGCCGGGCATCTCGGCGAACCCGGCGCTGTTCACGGCCATCAACAAGGACACGGCGGAACTCCATCACGAACTGGTCCCGTTCGATGGCGCCCTGGCGCAACGCATGAGCGACAAGGCGGTGCGCGTCATCCAGGCGACCGAAGCCGGGGAACTGCTGCCCCGCATCGCCCAGTCCGCCGATTTCCACGAATGCCGGTTCTGCGCCTGGTCGGATCGCTGCTGGAGGGAGGGCGCATGAGCGGGGATGTAATCGATCTGGACCGCTGGCGCGACTTCAACGACGCCGAGCCGCAACGGCTCGACGACACCCGGCCCTGGGACGGCGCCGAGAGCACGGAAGACATCAAGGCGCGCATGCTCGCCAACATCCGAGGCGTGCTCTCCTAACCTCTTGCCGGGTGGCGCATTCCAACGGGGAAAGTTCCTGGTCGGCGATATCCATGGAAACCGTGGCGACAGTCTCACCGTCGAGTTGTCCGGTCCCAAGGCCGGCATGTGGCACGACTTCGCCACCAAAGAGGGCGGCGACATCATCGGCTTGTGGGCGGCGGTGACCGGACGCGACACCCGGACCGAGTTTCCGGCCATCATGGATGACATCCGCGAGTGGCTCGATGGCCGCAGCAGGACCCTGCATGACGACCGGGCCGACAAGGCCCCGATCAAAGCCCTTCCCTCCGACGATCTCGGTCCGGCAACGGCCAAATGGGATTACCAAGACGAAGAAGGCCTTTTGCTGGCCTGCGTCTATCGATACGACCCGCCCGGCGGTAAGCAGTTCCGCCCCTGGGACGTCCGGGCCCGCAAGATGAAGGCCCCGGACCCACGCCCGCTCTACAACCGGCCCGGCATCAAGGATGCCGACGAGGTCGTCCTGGTCGAAGGCGAAAAGGCCGCGGAAGCTCTCATCGGAATAGATATATGCGCCACCACCGCCATGAACGGCGCTAGTGCGCCGGTCGAGAAGACCGACTGGTCGCCGCTCGACGGCAAGCGGTTGCTGATCTGGCCCGACAAGGATAGCGCCGGCTGGCGGTATGCGGAGGCAGCCGGGCAGGCCGCGCTGGAGGCGGGCGCTGTCTCCGTCGCAATCCTCATGCCGCCCGGTGACAAGCCCGACAAATGGGATGCGGCGGACGCGGTCGACGAGGGCATGGACGTGGCCGAGTTCATCGCCACGGTGGAACGCCGAGCGGTTCGCCCCGAAAAGGGAACGCTCGATCTCGCCGACTGGCACGCCACCCGCTACGCCGGAGAAGCGCCCGAGCAGCGTTTCCTGGTCGAAGGATCGTTCCCCATGGGCGTGGTCTCGATCCTCGCCGCCACGGGCGATACCGGCAAGGGCATGATGACGCTGGATCTGGCGTTGTCGGTCGCCACCGGCCGTCCACGATCGGTTTCGGTCAGTCCGGAGCCCATGGCCTTTGGCGGCCCGGTTCGCGAGTTCGGGGTGGCCGTCATCTTCACCGCCGAGGATGACCAGGGCGAGGTGCATCGCCGTCTGCAACGGCTCGATCCCAAGGAGCATCGACTCGAACAGCCCGAACGCCTGATCGTCGTGCCTCTGCCCAACGCCGGCGGCCCGATCCCGCTGGTGGTGTCCGGCAAGGACGGACCCGAGATCACGCCGCAATTCCGGATGCTCCGCGATCAGATCATGCGCCTTCGGGAATTGAAACTGGTGATGTTCGACCCGCTGGCGTCGTTCATCCATGCCGACGTCACCTCCGATCCGGTGGCGGGCAGCTTCGCGACAGGATTGCTGGCGAGCCTCGCCACGGAAACCGGTGCGGCGGTTATCGTCGCCCATCACATGAGGAAGCCCCAGGGCAATCGGCCGATCTCGACCGTCGAACAAGCCCGTGACGCCGTGCGCGGAACCAGCGCCATCGTCGACGGCGTGCGCATGGTCTACGCGCTCTGGCCGGCACCGGACGAGCATCAAAGCTATGTGTTCAAGGTGCTCGAAGAGCCCTTCGCCCGCAACACCGTGTTCCAGGGGGCTGTGGTCAAGGCCAACGGTCCGGCCGATCGCACCATCCGGACCTTCATGCGCGCACCCACCGGCCTTCTGATCGACGTCACGCCGCGTCTGCGCGAACACCGCCGTCCGGACCAGGATTTGATGGACGCCCTGGTAAGCGCAACAGCCCGGGCGGCCGAGAACGGACATCCCTACACGCACACTGGCGGAACGGGCCTCTATCAGCAGCGCCACCGCCTGCCCGCCGAGTTCCGCGAGATGGGACGCAAGCGTCTCCAGGAAATGGCCCAGGACCTTCTCAACGATGGCGTTCTGGTGAAGGGCATGGCCTCTGGGTCGAAGGAGGACAAGTGGCTGGACGTGCCGACGGGACCGTTCGCGCGGGGTGTCGGGGAGTTCGTACACGGCGCCGACGAGGGAGACGAAAGATGATCCGACCGGCTCCGTTACCACCCGTTGCTGGCCGTCGTCAGGCCGGTTTTGGCAATTGCCACGCCATTTCCAAACCGGTTTGGCAATTGCCAATTACCACGTTGCCAGCTGGTTACCAAAATTTTTGGCAACGGAAAAACCCGCGCAACAGTTTGAAATCATTAACGAAATCGGATCGATCTCCGTTGCCAAGGCACTCCGTTGCCAACCACTGAATTCTTCAATGATTTCAACGGTTTCCACGTTTCCGCCTCCCCCTAGGGGGAGGAGTGTGCTTGGCAACACACACTCCTCCCACCAGTGATTGGGTTTCCATTGCCAGGCCGTTGCCACTCCCGACCCGATGACCAGAACCGATTTTCTTGGAGGCCCGATATGACCAAAACCGCCTTGACCCAAATTCAAACCAAACCAGCCGAGGATAGGCTCACCATCCTGGCCCTCGACCTCGGCGCCAAATCCGGCTGGGCGTTGCGCGGTCATGATGGTCAGGTCACCAGCGGCACCGTCCTGTTCAAGAACGATCGTTGGCAGGGCGGCGGCATGCGCTTCCTACGGTTCAAGCGATGGCTCACCGAGATCAAACAGGTGGCCGGCCATCTGGACGCAGTGTTCGTCGAGGAAGTCCGCCGCCATGTCGGTGTCGATGCCGCCCACGCCTACGGAGGTTTCCTCGCCCACGTCACGGCATGGTGCGAACACCATCAGATCCCTTACGAGGCCGTGCCCGTCGGCACCATCAAGCGCCATGTGACTGGCAAGGGCAACGCCAACAAGGAGGCGGTGATCGCCGCCATGCGAGATCGTGGATTTGATCCCGCCGATGACAACGAGGCCGATGCCCTGGCGCTGCTCGGGTGGGCGATCGACCATTGGATGGGTGGTGAGTCTTGACCCGGAACCGTCTCCCAAATCGACGGCCTAACGAGACCGTCGAGTTGTTGTTCAACGACACCCGCTACGCGGTGACGGTCGGTTACTACCCGGAAACCGGTCGCATCGGCAAGGTGTTCACCCACGGCGCCAAAGTCGGCTCCAACATGGACGCCATCCTGGACGACGCCTGCGTGGCGCTGTCCCTGCTGATCCAGTACGGGACGGAACCCGGTGACTTGGCGTCGAGCATGGGGCGGCACGGGGATGGGAAAGCGCCTGCCTCGATCATCGGCGCCCTGGCCGACCTGCTGGCTGGTATGGACGCCGTGTCCGGGAAGGTGGCCTCATGAAATGGCACCCGAAGGGCTACGGCGGCGAACGCCGGTCGGCCGAGCAGGTCAAGAGGGAAGGCTGGCGCGAGCAGGGCGTGCTGGCCGTCTCCGTCGAAGACGAACGGCTGACTTGGCCCGAACGGGAACTGATCAAACAACTCGGAGAAAAACTCTACGGCAAGCGCTCGAGCGAAAAGGAGGCGCGGCAATGACGACATGGTCTCCCGAACGGGTCGAGGAGCGCCTTACCGAGGCCGCCGATGTGCTGAAGCGGCTGCCCGAAGAGCGGGTACAGGGGTATTTCTCCGTTTGGCCCGAGGTCGTTCGAAGTGTCTTTGACGCCTTCGGCTGGCACGATCCGGTTCTGAAACGCCCCTGGCCGTCACCAGCGTCCATCTCCCGCATGGAGGAGACGCTGACCTGGATGCAGTTTCTGGCGCCCGAGGATGGCCGGCTGGTGTGGGCGCGAGCGGAGGGGACGCCCTGGAAGGCGATTTGCTGGCGCTTCGGTGTCAGCCGCGCTACTGCTCATCGGCGCTGGCAATACGGGCTCAGCGTCATCGCGCTGGGGCTTGGCGGCCGTCGCGTTCCGGCGAAGCGGTCACAGTCCTTCGTGATCGACCGGGCGGCACGGCTGTCAAGATAAAATCGCTTCGTGAGACATTTTTCCGTGAGACATCGTGATGCAAGACAGATTCGCCGGGATTTGATAATTTTCTTGCCATCCTCGGGAGAGGCGCGCGCGGAGCGATCCATTGCGTCGTGGCCGAGGAGTTCGCGGGTCCTTCCGGGCGCCAAACGTATGCTGGCGGGTGTGGCGCGGCATTTCGCTAGCGTCAGGGCGGTCAATTTACTTGACACCCGCTTGACAACTTGACACGAAAATCGCGGTTTTCCGCGACTTTCGGCCATTCTTCCTGTCAAGCCATCGAGATGGAAATGAAGATCGAACACATCCCTGTGGATCGACTGGTCCCCTATGCGCGCAACGCGCGGACGCATTCGGACGAGCAGATCGCTCAGATCGCCGGCTCCATCGCCGAGTTCGGTTTCGTCAATCCAATCCTGATCGGCGCGGACGATGTGATTATCGCCGGCCATGGCCGTCTGCTGGCGGCCCGCAAGGTCGGGCTCGCCGACGTGCCGGTGATCCGGCTCGGCCATCTTTCCGAGACTCAGCGCCGGGCTCTGGTCATCGCCGACAACAGGATCGCCGAGAACGCCGGCTGGGACGAGGACATGCTGCGCCTCGAACTCGAGGAACTCCGGGTGGAGGACTTCGACCTTGACCTGACCGGCTTCGATCTCGACGAGATCGACCGGCTGCTTCAGGAAACGGAGACCGCCGCCGGCAATATCGAAGACGACGAGGTCCCGGAAGCGCCGGAGCAACCGGTCACCAGGCCCGGCGATCTCTGGGTGCTCGGCAACCACCGCCTGCTTTGCGGCGACGCCACGGTGTTGGACGACATGGAGAAGGTTTTGGACGGCGGCCTGGCGGACCTCTGCTTCACGGACCCGCCCTACAACGTGGATTACGGTAACAGCGCCAAGGACAAGATGCGCGGCAATGACCGCCGCATCCTGAACGACAACCTCGGCGACGGGTTCGAGACGTTTCTTTACGACGCTTGCGTCAACATCCTGACGGTGACGAAGGGCGCGGCATACATCTGCATGTCGTCCTCGGAACTGCACACCTTGCAGAAGGCCTTCACGGAGGCGGGCGGGCATTGGTCCACCTTCGTCATCTGGGCCAAGAACACCTTCACGCTCGGTCGCGCCGACTACCAGCGCCAGTATGAACCGATCCTCTACGGCTGGAAGAAGAGCGCCGAGCATTTCTGGTGCGGCGCCCGGGACCAGGGCGATGTCTGGTTTGTCGACAAACCCCGCAAGAACGATCTGCATCCGACCATGAAGCCGGTGGCCCTGGTCGAGCGGGCGATCCGTAACTCGTCGAAAAGCCGGGACATCGTACTCGACCCCTTCGGCGGCTCTGGCACGACCCTGATCGCCTGCGAGAAGACGGGACGGAGTGCGCGGCTGGTGGAGTTAGATCCCAAGTACGTGGACGTCATCGTCACGCGCTGGCAGGAGTTCTCAGGGCTCGCGGCGACGTTGGAAGCTGATGGCCAGGCGTTCGAAGAAACCGCCGCTGGGCACGGGGCCGCGGCGGCGTAAGGTTGCGAAAAGATTATTGGATGTTGCCGCCGCTCTCCAGGAACTCCCCGGTGGTGTTTTCCGGGACCCGGCCCAGCAGTTCGAGGATCTGGACCCAGGGGATGTTGAGCAGCGGCTCGTCGAAGGCGCCAGACTTATCCGGCGTCCATCCATCGTCGGTCGAGCCGAAGAAGCCATCTTCGTTGACGCCGATCAGGGTGCCGACCCGGACCTTCTCGGCTGTCTGGAACCGGGCGATGGCCTTGGCGAGGTCGCGGGTGGTAAGTCCGCGCTTTGCCAGTTGCGCCTGCCCGGCGGGGCTTTCGATGTGATGCACGGTGTAGCCTTCGGGCTTGGGCGCCTTCCCTTCCCGGGCCGCCGCCTGTCTTCTGCTTTTACGGTTCATGGCCGTCACCGTCACGTGGCAATTCGATAAACGCGTTCGCCGCCCTCGGTTTTCTCCGAGGTGACGTCGAGACCGAGCTTCTTTTTGACGGCGCCGGAAATCGCGCCCCTGGCCGTATGGCGCTGCCAGCCAGTGGCCTCGACGATCTGGTCGATGGTGGCGCCTTCGGGTCGGCGCAGCATGCCAACCAGGAGGGCCTGTTTGGTGCCCTCGCGCTTTTTGCGGGGCTCCTTCGGCGTGTCCGGCGCGGTGGGGGCCTTCTTACGGCTCCGGCGGGTGGAAGGCACCGGTTCGGCGCTTCCGGCGACGTTGGCCGTCCCGGCGCCCTCGTCCGGATCGGCGTTGATGGCGATCAGCCCTTCGCGGGTGATCCTGAGGACGTCGTCGACGGCGGGACGGTCGTCAACGATGCGCATCACCAGGCCTTTGGAGGTAAGGGCACCAATCACCTTGGTGACGGCGCCACCCCTGATGGTCTTCGGCAGGGGCAGGATCGAGCCGTCGTCGCGTCCGGCGGCGGCAGTGAGAACGATCAGTTGTGTATCGGTAAGCTTGGTCATGGGAGTTGCTCCCTCCTTGGTTCGGGCGCCGCGCCGATCGCGGCGCTCCTACCGCCCGAAGCCCCGCCGGCAATGCCAAGCGGGGCCGGGGGAGCGGGGCCGGGCTCAAGCCGCGTGTTCGCCCTCCTGGAAGGCGGCATCGGTGACGCGGCGCAGTTGTTCGGCGTAGTAACCGAGGTCGCCGACGTCGCCCCAGGTGATCTCGTCCGGATGGCGGTTGAAATGCTCGTCGCTCAGGGTTTGGAGGCGGTCCAGCATCTCGTCGATCTCGGCCTTGCGGCGCATGAAGGCGTCGAGGGCGGTTTCGCGGGTGTCGGTGGTCATCGTTGTGTCTCCCTTGCTTCGTTGGGCGCTCAGTGGTCACCGGCCGGGCCGGCGCGGTAGCCCTCCGAGGTGACCAGGTAGCGCATGCGGCCGGTGTCGAGTTCGACCCTGGGCTCGGTGGCGGTGAAAAAGCGGATCGCCTCGCAGATGGGCAGCACCGCCTCGCCCCGGCACCAGACCTCGATCGGCGCCTTCCAGTCGTCCGGGTCGCAAACCGTGGCGAAGATCGTTTCGAGTTCGTCGGGGGTGTGGGTGGTGGTCATTTGCGCGCCTCCTGGGCCTGAGGGTTTCGGTGATCACATACACGCTTCAATCGAGGCGTTTATCAACTCTAATCGATTGTAATTTCAGCGATTTTCAAGGGCGGTCCGATCATGGGAACGCGTGACAGGAATGCTTGTCAGTCAGGCCGAATACGCGCGGCGACGCGGCGTCTCTCGCCAGTACGTTGGCCAGATGGTGGCCAAGGGCGTTATCCGGCTTACGGGCCGCAAGGTGGATACGGATCAGGCCAATGCCGCCCTGGCCGCGGTCAAGGAGCCGGCCCGTTCTGAGCGACGCCGCAACGTGCCCGCTGCGGTTCAGGACGTTCCGACTCTGCCGCAAGCAGGCGGCGACCTGCCGACCCTGCTGCTGAAGACCCGTATCAAGAGTGAGGTCGAGAAGGCCAAGCTGCTCGAGATCAAGGCCCGGGTCGAGGCCGGCAAGTACGTGGACGCCGACGACGTGAAGCTCGCCGCCTTCAATAAGGCGCGGGAGGTCAGGGATTCATTGCTGAATATTCCGGAGCGCCTTGCCGCCGTGTTGGCGGCGGAGGGCGACGAGCGCCGGGTTCACCAAATCATGGACGCGGAAATCCGCGCGGCCCTGGAGGAGCTGTCAGGTGATCCCGGACGCGGCTGAGATTTACGGTAAGGCTTTCGATCAGGGCCTGCGCCCGGACCCAACGCTGACGGTTTCGGAGTGGGCCGACGGGCACCGACGCTTGTCGGGCAAGGCGGCATCCGAACCGGGCCCCTGGCGCACGGCACGGACGCCGTACCTTCGCGAGATCATGGACTGCCTGTCGCCAGGATCGAAGGTGGAGCGGGCGGTTCTATGCAAGGGCGCCCAGATCGGCGGCACCGAGTGCGGCAACAATTGGATCGGTTACGTCATCCATCACGCGCCCGGGCCGATGCTGGCGGTCCTGCCGACGGTCGACATGGCCAAGCGGAACTCCAAGCAGCGGATCGACCCGCTGATCGAGGAAAGCGAGGTCTTGTCAAAGCTGGTCAAGCCGGCGCGCTCGCGGGATTCCGGCAACACGGTGCTGACCAAGTCTTTTCCCGGCGGGCTGCTGGCCATGACCGGCGCCAACTCGGCGGTGGGCCTGCGCTCCATGCCGGTGCGCTACCTGTTTCTCGACGAGGTCGACGGTTATCCCGGCGACATCGACGGCGAGGGCGATCCAGTGGCGCTGGCGGAAGCCAGGACGCGCACCTTCGCCCGACGCAAGGTACTCATCGTTTCGACGCCCACCGTCAAGGGGGCGTCCAGGATCGAGCGCGAGTACGAGGCGTCCGACCAGCGCCGCTACTTCGTGCCCTGCCCCCATTGCGGGCACATGCAGTGGCTGCAGTTCGAGCGGCTCAGGTGGGACAAGGGAGAACCGCAGACGGCTCATTATCTCTGCGAGGATTGCGAAGAGGTCATTCACGAGCACCACAAGACCCGAATGCTCGAACGGGGCGAGTGGCGGGCGACGGCGGAACCAGAGAACAGCGACGGGAAGACCGCCGGGTTCCACATCTCCAGCCTCTACAGTCCCATTGGCTGGCGGAGCTGGGCCGAAATCGCCGCCGCCTGGGAGGCCGCGCAAGGCAACGACGCGGCGATGAAGTCGGTCAAGAACACAGATTTGGGGGAGACCTGGCAGGAGCATGGCGAGGCCCCCGACTGGCAACGTCTCTACGAGCGCCGGGAAGAATACCCCGTGGGAACGGTTCCCTCCGGTGGGCTGTTTCTCACGGCCGGCTGCGATATCCAGCGAGACCGCATCGAGGTCGATGTCTGGGCCTGGGGACGCGGTCTGGAAAGCTGGCTTGTCGATCATCGCGTGATCGAGGGTGGCCCGGCGGTTCCCGAGGCCTGGGAACAATTGACGGCAATGCTTTCGGAGACTTGGCCGCATGCGGCCGGCGGACACATGGCACTGGCACGCCTCGCGGTCGATACCGGCTACGAAGCCCCGGCGGTCTATGCCTGGGCCCGCAAGATGGGCCACGGGCAGGTGGCGCCGGTGAAGGGCATGCGAGGGTTCGAACGCTCGACGCCTGTTTCCGGTCCCACTTATGTGGACGCGACCGAGGGCGGCAAAAGACTCAGGCGAGGAGCCCGGCTATGGGCCGTTTCCGTCGCGGTCTTCAAGAGTGAGACCTATCGCTTCCTTCGCTTGGACCGCCCGACGGACGAGGAACTCGAAACCGGGACGGGGTACCCGGAGGGGTTCATCCATCTTCCTACCGGTACCGATGCCGAATGGATCAAGCAGCTCACAGCCGAGCAGTTGGTCGCCGCCAGAAACCGGCAGGGTTTCACCAAACTCGAATGGCAGAAGCTCCGTGAGCGCAACGAGGCGCTGGATTGCCGGGTCTACGCCCGGGCCGCCGCCTGGATCGCGGGAATCGATCGGTTCAGGGAGAAGCACTGGAAACGTCTCGAAGAGGGATTGGGTATCGGCGGTGATCAGGATCGCGATGTCCCCGATGAGGTGTCGCCGTCCAGAAACGGCAACCGGGCGAAAACGTCACCGCGCCGACGGCGAGTGATCCGCAGCAAGTGGATGGGGTGATCCATGACTTACACGAAATCCCAGGCCGACGCGCTTCGCGAGGCCCTGGCCTCGGGCGTGCTCACCGTCGAATACGACGGAAAACGGATCACCTACCGATCGGTTGGGGAGATCAAGGAGGCCTTGGCCGCAGTGGAAACCGCGCTGGCCAGGGAAGACGGCCGACGGGTGCGCCAGATCCGCGTCACCACCAACAAAGGGTTCTGAGAATGAGTCTGTTCTCCCGCGTGGCGGCCTCCTGGCGCGCCGCGCGCCAAGCCATGCACGGCTCGCGCTGGCCGGTGCACGAGGTTGCCGGCATGGGAAGGCGGGCATTGGCGTGGCAGCCGGGCAATCCGGGCGCCGTCGCCGCGCAGTTCGCTTCCGGCCATGACCTGCGCGTCAAATCGCGCGATCTCGTGCGGCGCAACGCCTGGGCCGGGAACGCCGTCGACGCCTTCGTCACCAACTGCGTCGGCACCGGCATCAAGCCGCAGTCGACGGCCCATGACGATGGTTTCCGCGAAGCGGTTCATGCCCTCTGGTGGGACTGGTGCGACGAAGCG